CGGAAGGTGCGCTAACCTGAAGGCAATGTCTTCGGGTTAGTCGTGGCCGCTGAGTACGAAGTCAATATCAAGCTTAATACTGGAAAAGCTGAGACTCAGCTAAACAATATAGAATCTAGTGTAAAAAAAATAGGCAAAACTGAAAAACAAGCTGCTAATGAGTCTGACCGCCGTGTTGCATCCTTAGTAAAGCTGCGAAGCATTGGAAATGATGTTGCAGCTTTGCAGCAAAAAGGTCTTGATGTAAGCAAGGCACAGTTTCAGATTAAAAAAGCAGGTGAGGCCATTGAGAAGAAACAGTTTTCAACTGCAAATGCAAGGATGGGCGTTGCGGTTAAAGAGCTTAATGTGCAGCGTGGGATCACAAAGCAGCTAGAGCAGCAAGAAAAAGCACGAAGACGAAAAAGGGCGCAACGATTAGAAGGCGTTGCTCTTGGTGCTGGCTTTCCGTTGTTGTTTGGTGGTGGACCAGGATCTGTACTTGGCGGCGCTGCAGGCGGCTTAACAGGGTCATTTGGAGCGCAGATCGCATTTAGCGCTATTGGTCAGCAGATTGATCAGTTTGTTGCAGGAATTGTTGAGGCAGGCAAGGCGTTTACAAGTGTCGGTGGTGCGGCTGATTTTATGGCTGAAAAGAGCTTGTTTAGCTCTGATGCCATGCAGTTTCGCATCGAGAAACTTATAGAAGAAGGCAAGGTTACAGAAGCGGCTGCATTAATGTCGCAGGAAATGGCAAAACAAGTTGGTGTCAGTGGCCTTAAAGCGCTTAAAGATCTTGGCGACGAAGCCAGCAAGATGGGCAAAATATTTTCAACCTTGTTGATTCGCGTTCAAGCATTTTTAGCAAAAGCGCTTACGCCCTTGCTCACAATGATTAACAGAGCTGTTGGAGGCTTAACAGCTCAAAGCCAGCTTGACCAGATGATTGCAGAGGCCGGAAGTCCCGAACAAGGTGCTCAGATCTTGGCACGTTCAAAAGAATTAAGGGGTGTAACAAGACATGCTCGAACTGGTAAAGCTAAAGGTCTTGGTCAATTAACTCCCGAGATAATTCAAAAGCTTCAGGAAGAGTTTCCTGCGGTTATTCCGGAAGATGCATTGATAAAGCCTACGCAGTTAGAGATTTTACGGGCTGCCGATGAAGGAGGAGGTAAAGCGGCCAGAGAGGAAGAACGTTTGCAAAAACGTTTGGGCAGACTTGAAGCAGAACGCAAGAAAGTGCTTCAGGTATCTCGCTTTAAGGACAAGATTGCTGCTGCAGAGGCCGCTGAGGACAAGCAGCTTGTTATCCGCTTAAAAGGCGAGCAAAAGTTAGCTGAGATTGAAGCCAGCCGAGAAAAGGCTCTTGCTGGGATTACAGATCAACGTGAGATAGACGCTATTAACATTGGAAAAGCTACCGAAAAGCTAGCTGCTCACCGTGAGACAGAGCGTCAGCTTTCTGAACTTCAGCGTCAAAGGCAAGAAAAGTTCAACGACACTATTGATGATCTGGATCATCAACTAGCTCTTGCTAGGGCAACGACTGAGGAAGAGAGGCAGCGTCTTCGTATCCAGCAAAAACTTGCTGTGCTTGAAGAAGGTGGAATGTCGGAAGACGACCTTGAGGCTGTTCGAGTCAAGATGGAAGAGCTGGCCGACGAAAACAGCCCTCTAAATAGATTTATTAGGCAAACAAGGGAGCAAATTGAGCAGCTAAATGATCCTGTATTCCAAGTAATCGAACTATCAAAGAGACTGGGCAGCGCGTTTACCGAATCGTTTAGGGGGATTATCGATGGCAGCATGACTGCTCAGCAGGCACTAGCCAACTTGTTCCAGCGCACGGCAGATCATTTCCTTGATATGGCCATGCAAATGATTGCTGCTCAGATCCAAATGAAGATTCTGGGTATTGCGATGAACTTCTTTGGTGGTGGCGGCGGATTCGGCGTTACTCCTTCAATAAGTGATACAAGTACCTATGCCTCTGCTTTTAACGACTCGAATTTCATTAGCGGTCTAATGCCAAAAGCCCTTGGCGGGGCTGTTGGAGCTGGACGGCCTTATGTAGTTGGAGAACGTGGTCCTGAGTTGTTTGTCCCTGGAGCGCAAGGCAATATCGTTCCAAACAACGCAATGGGTGGCGTCAACGTGGGAACCATTAATATCAGTGTTGAGAACACAGGTGATCAGTTGTCTCCACGTGCTCAGAAGCAGTTGGCTAACCAAGTGCGGGGCGTTGTGCTCAATACGTTGGCTAACGAACGTCGTGGTGGAGGAATGCTCTGATGGCTTACATCCAGTTCAACGACATCCCGCTTGATTCATCGCTGACGCAAAAGCGTTCACAGCGTGTTCAACGTGCTCAGTTTGGCGATGGCTATAGCCAGGTTTTAACTGATGGCGTTAATGCAGAGAATGAGACTTGGCAGTGTCAAACGCCCCCACTGACTTACGCCGAGATCAACTCAATTGAAAGTTTTTTCTTGGAGCAAAAGGGCGGCGCTATTGCTTGGACTCCTCCGTATAGCACCAAGACGTTTTCCAAGCCGTTTACGAGCGGCACGTTGAATCTGGGCTACACCAACATTGCTTCTGGAACGTTGGTGCTTACCGGGTACACCCGTCCCACTAACTACACAGCAAACCTCGTCACTGGTGTTTTGACCTCAGTCGATATTGCGGATGGAACGGCAATTCCGATTACGTTGACGCTTGCAGCCAAAAACTTCTTACTGTCGGACGGCTGGACGATTAGCACGATCGATTCAGCGTATGCCAGCTTGTCCTTTGAGCTGACGAGGGTTTATGTATGACAGCTCCAAACGCTGAAACTTTCAAGACACAACTACCGCAGGTTATTGACCTGTTTACGCTCGACATCACGGCAATTGTTGCATCTGATTTTGCCGGTCAAAAGATCTATCGCTTTGCGAACTGGTCGCAGGTGAATGGGACGGACATCGTTTATGACTCAAACACCTACACGGCTTTACCGCTTGAAGCAACTGGTTTTGAGCTGAACACGTCAGGTCAGTTAGCACGTCCTTCGTTGACGTTTGCGAACGTCGGTTTGGGCATTACTGCTTTGACCAACACGTATGACGACCTTGTTGGTGCGACGGTCAAGCGTATCCGTACGTTGACGACATACCTTGACGGTGAACCTGGAGCGGATGCTGATGCTTACTGGGGGCCTGATGAATGGATCGTTGAGCAAAAGAGCAGCGAGAACAAGCTTGCGATCTCATTTCAGCTGGCAATCCCATTTGATTTAGAAGGTCGTTCCTTGCCTGGTCGCAGGTTATTGAGGGAGCAATGCCAGTGGATTTATCGCAGTGACATCGGTTGTCACTATGACGGCAGTAATTTTTTCAATGTGAATGACCAGTCAGTTGCGAGCTTGGCTGATGATGTTTGCGGCAAGCGTCTAAGTAGCTGTCGACTGAGGTTTGGGGACACTTCACGGCTGCCATTTGGCGGCTTTCCTGGCCTTACTGATGCAATGGGTTGATCATGCTGTCCAACTATTCTGACCCAATCACATCAGAGCAAAAAGCTCAGATCCGTGCTTTTGCCGAGGCTTCGCATCCTGTTGAAGCTTGTGGCTTTGTGCTGAGTAATGGAACGGTGGTCGAATGTGCCAACACCTCAAGCCAGCCGGACACCTTTGTGATTAGTGCAGAGGATTCTGCGCGTTACTTGGATGATGCTGTTGCGTCTTGGCATAGCCATGCAGATTATGCCGACTTGAGTTTTGCCGACGTCAACGCTTCAAAGGCTTTGAATCTGCCTTATGTCGTTTTCAACTGTGCTGGCTCAGAGTTTTACTACTTTGATCCGCGCCAAGAGACGGGGTTAGTGGGACGTCCATGGATGTACGGCGGATATGACTGTTATTCCGCAGTGCGGGACTGGTATAAGCAGCAGATGAACCTTGATATGGGCGATTACGAGCGCCTGTACGAAGGGGAATGGAAACAGCGTGGGTTCACGCATTTTGAGGACAATTTTGCTGCAGAGGGGTTTGTGCAGATCCCGAAGTCAGTTGATTTGGTACGGGGTGATGCACTGCTGTTCCGCATCAAGAACAAATTTACGTGTAACCACGTTGCGGTAGTTGAGGATCCAGCCGCCAACAAGATTTTCCAGCATTTGGTGGATCGAAAGTCTGAGGTGATGTCCTACAGCGGGTACTTCCGCGATAATACGTTCATGGTTTTGCGGTACGGGGGCTGATGGTCACTATCCGGTTGTTAGGCGAAGCTGGCCGTCGTTTTGGTAGACGCTTTCAGCTTGCGGTACGTACACCTGCAGAGGCTATGCGTGCTTTATGCGTACAGATTCCTGCTCTTCGTCATTACCTGTTGGAATCAGGCGATAAAGGGGTGAATTGGCGCGTTGTGACTGAACACGCTGATGGGTTAGCGGAAGACCAACTGCTTTGGCCTATGAGCAAGCGAATGGTGCTTGCGCCTTTACCTGCTGGTCGTGGTGGAGCTGGAAAGATTGTTGCAGGTGTTGCGCTAGTTGCGGCTGCAATTGTTTTAGGACCATTAGGAGGAGGATTTTTAGGACTTGGCGCTGGTGTTGGTGGTGGCGGTGTTGCAGGTGTTGGCTTTTTGACAGCAGGTGGATCAACTGCTCTTGGTGCTCTTGGCGTGTCATTTATTTTTGGCGGTGTTGCCGAACTCCTTACGCCAACTCCGAAGATGCCTAACTTCAGGACTGGCGGTGGTCGCAATGAGGTTGAGCAGCTGAACTCGTTTACGTTCGACAAGTCAAACGCGAATACAGTGCAGGGGGAGGTTGTTCCAGTGCTGTATGGGGAACGGATTATTGGTGCGTTGCCTGTCTTGTCCTTTGGCCTTGAACTGCAGAACTTCTTGTGATGGACGATTTTAAGCAAGCTAAAGACATTGAAGTCAGCGGTGCCGGTGGCGGCGGTGGCGGTCGATCAAGCAGGCAAACGGTTGTTGTTCAACCGGAAGCCCGCCAGCCTGTTACAGAAGCAAACAACCTGTTTTCAGTTGCGTTTGCAAAGACCGTTTACGCCTTGTCAGAGGGTGAGGTTGAAGGTTTCCCCAACAGCATTGAGAAGGACGTTTATTTAGACGGCGTTCCAGTTCAAAACCCTGATGGGACGAATAATTTTGACGGTTTTACGCTTGCTTCTCGCGATGGCGACGATGAGACACAAACTCCTATTTCAGGATTTAGCCAGACCGAAAACACTGTCGGAGTAAACGTTGCGGTTACGCAGCAAGCAGGAGCTATTACCAGGGCGATTACTGACACCGACACCGAACGAGCCAGGGTAATCATTTCGCACCCTGCTTTGCAGGCTCAAAACCAAGAGACTGGGGACATCAGTGGCACTTCTGTTGCCTACAAGATTGAAGTCAATTCAAATGGTGGTGCGTTTACGACAGTGGCAGAGCCGACTGTTGAGGGCAAATCAAACAGTGAATTTCAGAGAGCCTATGAGTTTGATCTGCCAGGATCTGGTCCATGGAACATTCGTGTCTCTCGTGTAACTTCCGACAGTAGCTCGTCGTTTATTCAGAACTCAATCAACTGGCAAAGCTACGTCGAGATCATTGACGAAAAGTTTGCCTACCCGAATACTGCACTTGTTGCGTTAAAGGTTGATGCACGGCAGTTCAATGCTATTCCTGACGTATCAGTCAAGCTACGCGGCAAAAAGGTTCAGGTTCCTAGCAACTACAACGCCACAACCCGCACATACACCGGCATTTGGGACGGCACCTTCCAAACGGCATGGACTGATAATCCAGCCTGGATTTTTCGTGACATCGTTTTAAACGAAAGATTTGGCGTTAAACGGTACATCAATTCGATTGCAATCGACCCTTGGTATCTCTATACCGTTTCGCAGTACTGCGATGAGCTTGTCCCCGATGGAAATGGTGGAACGGAGCCAAGATTTACTTGCAATGTTTACCTGCAGAATCCTGGCAGCGTCTACGAAGTACTGAACTCTTTGGCGTCTTGCTTCCGTGGCTTGATTTATTACAGCGAAGGTGAGCTGTATCTAACGCAGGACCGTTCACAGGAGCCGGTTCAGCAGTTTAGTGAGGCCAACGTTATTCAAGACGTTGCGGAAGATGGTGGAATTTCATCGCCATGCTTTACCTATACCGGCTCAGCACGTGCAGCACGTAAAACTGTTTGTCTTGCGAACTGGGATGATCCAAACCAGGTTTACTCCAGTGTTACTGAGTATCAGCAAGATGACGAGCTGCTGGAGAAGTTGGGCTACAACCCTGTTGATCTTCGCCTTTTAGGCGTTACCTCTCGCGGACAAGCCTTACGAGCGGCTAAGCATACGTTGTTTAGCGACCGCTACGAGACTGAGAAGGTTAGTTTTCGCATTGGTGCGGAAGGTCTTGCGGCTGGTGTTGGCGAAGTCATTCAGATTGCCGATCCACTGAAACAAGGACAACGACTTGGTGGTCGGATTACAGCGATTGATGGCAACACTGTCACGATTGATGCGGTACTAACGCTGACTCCTGGAACGGCTTATACGTTGACGCTTGTTGTTCCTGACGGCGAAACGATTACGAACGGCGATGGCAGTACAACCACTAGGCCGTTGCTTCAAGTGCTGAATGTTGTCAGTTCTACAGAGATCAACCAAGAAATTCTTGAGTACAACATTCGAAGACAATCAACGACCGATGATTTGCTGACGCAAGGCGGCAATGCTCTTCTTGCTCGCGTTATCAGCAGTGATGGCGCAAATACAAAGTTTGAACTTAATACCACAGTCACTTCGCAGGTTGGTGCGTTGTGGGTGCTTGAGTGGAGCGAAATGCAAGCTGCCACTTATCGGATTATCTCGATTGCTGAAGCAGAGCCGCTTATCTATCAAGTCGAAGCAATTCAGTACAACAACAGTAAGTATGGCTATGTAGACAATGATCTACCAGTTGCGATTCCCAAGGATCGTTTCACTGTTCGCAGTGTTGGAAAGCCTACGGATCTTGATGCTGATCTTGAGTATTCAAATGGTCAGACATCAATTAAAGCGTCTTGGCGTGCGCCCCAGCACAACAACGCTATTGATCTGCTGATTCGTGGTTATCGGTATCAATGGCGAAAAGTTGGTGACACTGAATGGTCGGACGTTAATTCAATTCAAGCAACAACAGTTGAGATTCCACTTGCTGTCCACGTTTTTGGCAATAGCTATCAAGTTCGTGTTGCTGCAATTAACCGGCTTGGCAGTCAATCTGATTGGGTTGTTTATGACGTTGATGGATTCCCAGCAATCCCCAACCTGGCTGACGCAAGTTTCGGCGCAACAGTTACCCACGCTAACCAGCCGGACGGAACACAGCTGTTAATCGTTGATGCTGGAACGTGTCCAATTCCTGAGCGTATTAACGGTTATCGCTGCTGGGTTAAACCGCGTACGCTTATTACTGGTGAAGTTCCTGGCGTTAAACCACCCAATGATGAGGGATGGTATTTCCTTACAGACATTCCGCTTACGGGTTACTACACTATTGCATTCCACGCTCCAGACACTTACGACGTTCGGGTCAACTTTACGAGTGCAATTTTTGGCGAGGCCCCTACTGATTACATCTTTGATTTAGTGGAGCGGGGTGAGATTGCCCCACCTACACCGAGCAACTTCAGTGTTGTTGAGAATCAAAACAGCAGTGGCAAGCGTTTCAGCTGGCAGCTGCCAACTTCTCAATACGGTAGTTGGGATCAAAATGTTGTAGCGGATATTGTTGGCTATCAGGTTCGATACAAAAAGGGAACGCTAGCTCTTAACGACATTAGTTTCGATATTGACACTGACACTATCTCAGTAAACACGGCAACTGTTGTTGGTACGCGAACCAATCAGCACTTATTTGCTGTTGGCGATGAAGTTCAGTTTGCTGCTTCTAGCGGAAGTCTTCCAACGGGCATTACAGCTGGCACTACCTTCTTTGTCGCCAGTGAAGGTTTTTCAAGTATTGGATTCAAGGTCAGTGCAACTAGCGGCGGATCTCCAATCAATCTGACTGGTACTGCGACTGGAACGTATAACATTTCCGGTCCTACTGACGCCAAAAATCGTCTTGACATTCAAGCAACGTGGGGCGCAGGCATTGAGCTTGCTTCTGGCGGCTTGGCTGCACAACAACAGTGGTTTGAAACGCCTTTGTTTGATAGGGACAGTTATGTGGTGATGGTCAAAGCTGTAGACGCAACGCAATGGCGTTCAGACATCCCTGCCCATGTATTGGTGAACATTGGCGCTCCACCAATCAGCAATGCAGTTCAAACCATTAACGCTAAGACTCAAGGCGGCGGCACTTGGATTGGAACGTATGACAACTGCTCTGTGGTTAGCGGCAACCTAGTTCAAACTGATCCTACGCTTGACAGTTATTTCACCTGGAACTTCGATAACAATAATCTTGAGAGTGCGCTGCTGTTTAGTACTACTGGAACGGCAACTTACGAGCATTCTCTTGTTGCGTTAACCGGTCAGGCCACTGAGATCACGCAAGAAGACGACTTCAATTTGCTGCAAGAGAATGACGACAAGATTTTTGCTGAACAACGCTTCTATTCACCAACTGAACTGGCTGAAGGTGGCATTGTTCACCCCTTTGCGCCTTTTGAAAAGCTGCTTGGGGACGTGTATCGCGTTGAGACTCGCTTCAAGAGTCCTGATGGCGGTGTAACGGCCGGAAACATCAGTGCTCTGACTGCTGAGTTGGATTATCCGGACGTGGTCGAAAAGATCAACGATGCGTCTATCTCGTCTAGCGGAACAGCGGTAAGTTTGACGAAGACATTCCGTTCCGTTGAGAGCGTGTCAGTTACGGCATTGCAAGGCACTACAGCTGTGACCGCAAGAATCGTCTCTAAGACGACGAGCGCGATTACAGTGGAGTGTCTG